AGTAGAAGGATATAATCGTAATGTGCAATGTAATTAAATTTAGATCAAAGTTTGAACAAGGTGTGATTAAGACCTTAAAGAATATGGGTGATGATGAAGCAATAGCCCGTTTAGAAAATAGGGAGACTTTAACCGAGTATTTAGAAAAAGATACTCTTTTGGGTGCATATTTAAGAGATAAGGAAGAATTTGATGAGATGGAAGGCGTATCATTTGCAGATTGGAACACAGCCCGTATAGAACTTTTAAAAGAGGAAAGTGAAGTAGTTGAATTTATGTCAAAAGATGAGATGGAGAAGTTAGCATTGCAAGTGGAAAGAGAGTTTATTCGCCTAGAAGCAGAAAGAATGATTGAAGACATAAATGAATATTTAAAGGAGAAAGACTAATGTACACGACTAATTTTATAAGAATAACCGAAGACGGAAAAACTAGTCTGCATGACGAGTTTCCACTAGCACAGAGCCACGATATTGTACTACGCTATCAAATTAGCAAGGATGGCAGACCCATGAACGCGCAAGTTGTTCCAAATGGTACTAAGCATATGGCAGAACCAATATTTACTTTACGAGCAGGTGATCCTATGGCTTCATGGTATGTCCGTCACTACGCTGAAATGATTAATCTTAATGGCGGCAATGTCGAAAAAGTTATTAGTGCTAGGTCTACTGCCGAGGCAATGCGCCATTGGAAGAAAAATGAAACTTCAGATTAAAACTGCTGCTGTATTTGAGACTCTGCTAAAGCCCTCACGCTATAAGGCGATTTGGGGCGGCAGAGGTAGTGGAAAATCTCACTTTTTTGCAGGACTAATGATTGAGCAAGCACTATTAAACCCATCGTTTAGAGGTCTTTGTGTTCGAGAAATTCAAAAATCATTGAAGCAGTCTGCCAAGCAACTTATGGAAGATAAGTTGGAAGATTTTGGCTTGGGCGAGGCGCAAGGATTTAAAGTGTTTCGTGAAGTTATTGAAACGCCTCACGATGGCATGATTGGATTTAGTGGCTTGCAGGATCACACCGCAGATTCAGTGAAGTCAATGGAAGGCGTTGATGTCGTGTGGGCTGAAGAGGCATCAAGTTTATCTAATCGGTCTTTATCGTTACTCAGACCCACCATAAGAAAGGAAGGCTCTGAACTTTGGTTTGGGTGGAATAGCCACAGAGCCACAGATCCAGTGGACATGATGTTCAAAGGCAATAACTTACCGACTGACTCAATAGTTGTAAAAGCTAACTGGAATGACAACCCTTGGTTTCCAAAGGTGCTTGAGCAGGAAAGATTAGACTGCCTAAATAATAATCCAGAAAGATATGGTCATATCTGGGAAGGTGAGTATGCCACGGTTCAGGAGGGCGCATACTTTGCAAAACATCTTACAGATGCGCAATTAGAAAATCGCATCGGATTTGTTGCGGCTGACCCCTTGATGCAGTATCACGCCTGTTGGGATATTGGTGGTACGTCAAACAGGTCAGATGCCACCTCAGTATGGATAGTACAATACATAGGCACTGAGGTGCGTGTATTAGACTATTATGAGGCTGTCGGTCAGCCATTTGACGCACACGTTCACTGGATGAGGTCTAACGGCTATGGCGATGCCATTTGCGTATTGCCTCACGATGGCCGTAAAAATGACATGGTATACAGAGTGACCCCTGAGAGCTATTTAAGAGAGGCAGGATTTGCCGTTGACGTTGTCAGAAATCAGGGTGCGGGTGCGGCTATGCTGCGTATTGAGGCGGTACGCCAGATGTTTCCTAATTGCAGATTTAATGATGAGACTACTAAGGGAGGCAGAGAGGCATTAGGTGCTTATCACGAGAAGCGTGACGAGAAGAGAAATATTGGATTAGGCCCTTTGCATGATGAAAATTCGCATGCCGCAGATGCCTTTGGGTTGGTAGCAATATACAGAAGTCAGGCAACCGCAAAAGACGGTTGGTCTGGAACGTCTGTCAAGCGTAACTTGCAGGGAATTTACTAATGGTTACAATTACTGGAGTAGATCAGAATGGCGATCCGTCTGACATTTACTTTGGTATGTGCCAAGATGCGGCAGAAGAATTGATTGAAGCCTTACTGTCGAAAGATGAAATTAAACTAGTTGTCTTAGAACGAGATGACACCGATCAACAAATTATTTTGGAGAAGTAAAAATGAATGACCATGTACATTATAGAGACTTGGAGCAAAATATTGGCGACATGTCTTTTGTCAAGGACTCTGAAAATTTAGATAAATTTAGAAAGGCAATGGATCGTCAGGAAGGCGGGTTGCATTACAAGGATATGCAGATACAGCCGATTGAATTTTGCCAGAAGAATAATTTAAATTATTGTGAAGCCAACGCCATAAAATATATTTGCCGCCACAGAAAAAAGAATGGTGCGGAAGATATTCGAAAGGCAATCCATAACTTACAGATATTACTAGAGCTAGAATATGACGTATAATTTTTTATTTTTGGCGATTATCATTGGCTCAATGAATTATTGTCACATCGCTTTTTAAGGAGCTAAACTATGTATGAAAAACTGAAACAATACTGCAAGACAGCTAAGCAATTAGAAAAAATTGAGGCTATAATAGAGACAGGCTCTATGAGGTTAGCTGCCGAGAAATTAAATATTTCTTACCCCGCAATTTACAATGCCGTTACCGCAGTAAAAGTTAAGGCGGCTTCTCACGGCTTTTCTGATGAGGCGGGTTGGGATTATGGCGTACCTGATGGGTTTAAACTCAAGGGCGTGTCGGATATGCGTACCAATCACGAGGGCAAGCCCGTATGGTTTAAGGTGGATGCCGATAAGGAACGCCAAAAGCAGATATTAGAGGAAACTATAAATGCCATGGCTCAAGAAGTTACCAGAGCCGAGCCTGTAATCTGCCCTAAAAAAACTAACGCTAAGTTACTAACGACATATCCTGTGGGCGATCATCACTTTGGCATGCTTGCCCATGCCGATCTGGGCGGTGAGAATTACAACATCAAACGTGCCGAGGCATTATTATGTGGGGCGATGGATTACTTGGTTGACGGATCGCCTGACAGTGATGAGGCGGCTATCTTGCTGCTTGGTGACTTCTTGCATTACGATAATATGCTGCCAACTACCAAGTCTGGTCACATCTTAGATGCCGACAGTCGATTTCCTAAAGTTGTGAGAGCCGCAATTAGAACCATAAGGTATTTAGTTAATGCGGCACTCAAGAAGCATAAGAACGTGCGACTGATTATTGAGAAGGGCAACCACGATGAAAGCTCGACTGTCATCTTGCAGGAGACTTTCTTCTTGCATTATGAAAACGAGCCAAGAGTAACTGTGGACAGGTCACCGCAGAACTGTCATGTGTTCCAGTTTGGTAGCAACCTTATCGGAACACACCACGGGGATAAGATTAAGATGGAGAAATTGCCGCTTGTAATTGCGTCTGACTACCCGAAGATTTGGGGAGATACTAAGTACCGAACCATCATGACAGGTCACATTCACCACGACATACAACGTGAATTTGCGGGGATTATGATTGAGAGTTTTGGCATACTCGCGCCAAAGGACGCATATGCAAGTGATGGCGGCTACAGAGCCAAGCAGACCATGAAAGCGATATACTTCCATTCAGATTTTGGTGAGATTGGAAGAAACATTGTAAACCCTGCGATATTGGGGATTTAAAAAGGAGAAAAAACAAAATGATTACAAGCAGAGAAATAGTAAGGCAGATGGTTTTACAGGAGCTTACAAATAAAACTGTTTACCACACCATACGACAATATTATCCAGTCAGTAAAATTGACGTTCAGGCGGTTATTAATCAAGGCGTTAAAAACAACAAAAAATTAGAAGTCTTAACGCGATACGCACTGAAAATGATAAAAGACTTGCCCGAAACTTACGAGAAGATTGATGTCAAAAACAAACGCAAGGCGATTGAGGTTGACATAACTCATAAGCAGGATGCGCTAACTCGTCTAAAGGGTATTGAGCATCATAATTTTAAAAAGGAAGTCAGCCATATTGTATTGGCAAAAAAGGCAATTAAAAATAAATTATTTATTGGCGACTTGATTGAAAAGTTGGGCGGCAAGATGGAAGTTGCAGACAGGCTTGGATGCTTGCCAAAAACGATTGAAAACTTTCAAAAGAGGCGAGATCAGTATATCTATGTGCAGCCTAAATATGTCAACTTATTAATTTATATGGCAGAGAAAAAAGGCATAAAATTAACGCCCTTTGACTTCTTGCAAATGATGCCCAAAAATAAGCAGAATATTTACTTGAAAAATAATCCTAAAGCCATTTTCCAGTCCTGATTTGGTCAGTAACCTCGATGGCGCGATTGCCTACTTGCCTCGCCCATCGGCTGTCCATCATCTCGTCTGCCGCCTTATCCCACTCGCCTGACTGCATATAAGCAAGCGTGTTTTCAAACTTCTTAACTGTGCCAATGCCGACATTAAAAGTGAAATTTATCATGGCACTTATTCGTGCATCATTAAAATCATCCATCCACGGGAAGGCGTGTAGCAGTTGCCTTGTTGCCTCTTGGATGTCGTGACGAAGCAGCATATTAGCCTCGTCTTCTGAGATGCCTACATCCTCAAGATTTCTGCCAATTCCGATTGTTAGCTTACCTGCCGTACACTTGTAGGGCTTTAGCTTCACACCTTCGTGTATCTTTAATTGTTCAATTAGCTTATTCATTTTTTAGCTACACCTGACTTCTTTTCGTAGGAGCGCATTGCACCCATTCCTAGCATACCCATTAATACGGGCGTTAACAGTGACGCATCAACTTCTGGGACAGTAAACCATATCCCAAGTATTTGCGCTATGATGACATTATACAATAATCCAAGACCACATATCCATCCGACAAACGGCCTCCAACCACCAATAAATAGTGAGCCTGTCTCAGCCTCCGCCTTGTTGACTTCTAGCTGACCCTTTGCTAACTCTTGTGCATGTCTCTCAGACATTGTGGCTATCTCGTGTGCCAACTTAGCCGCCTGATCTTTGTCTGTGATTACCTTGTCTAGCAATCCTGTGATTGGAGATATTAGCTGACTTAACATATCATTTCCTTATTTTAGCGGGTTCTTAACAGCCTCGTCAAAAGCCTCCCACAAGTCCTCTATTTCGGTATTATACTTGTCTAGCTTGTCACCCAAGCCATTAGTTATTGTTTCAGACTTCTCAACTTTACTACGCAAGTCAAGTAATTCTTTCTGCTGTTCTAAGATAGTCTCCATTTGAGTGCTTATTTCGCTCAGTTTTGGCGCAAGCCCTCTAACGTCATTATCCTGCATGGCTTGCTCTAACGACTGTGTACGGCTCTGTATTGCGGTCAGACCACCCCTTAATTCACCTATATCAGATGAGTATTCGCCATTGCTATCCTCGACTATCTCAAAACGCTTTATTGCGTCATAGCCAAAGTATATCGCACCGCTAATACCAGATAATACTGGTAATGCTAAAGTAAGCCATACTGCCTTTAATCCGCTTAGACTTACTTCGCTCATTGTACATACATCGTATTATTGTAAATATCATCTGCACTAACCATTTTGTTCTTGAAGAAGCCAGAGAATGACATATACAAGTCATTGTCATAGCTAATAACAAACTTGTCAATATCCTGCGTATATTCAATGGCACTATATGAAGCCACCGCAATATTGTTCTGCGCTGAATAGTTGTCAACGGCTGACGTAATGCTTTCATCCTGTGCCGCACTTAAAAACGCACCCGCCTGTTGAGCAAATTTCTCAACATCATTTAGTGCTGTATTATAGTTATTAACATCAGTCTCAGTAATTGTCATGTCGGTCTGCGCTAGTGCTTGCTGAACTTGCATCTGCTCCTGCGTAGTATCTGCATTAACTGCTAATTCCGCAACTACACTAACTGTAGATAGCTTGGTTGTCGCGCCCATAAGGTCATCAATAGCCATATGCATGTTATCGATTGCCTCGTTATGCTTTTCCTCAAAGACATCTTTAGCTGTCAAGTAACTTGTGTTTAAGACGTTTTGAATTGCGTTATTGTATTGAACCACCATAGTCTCACTAATCATAGCCTCGTTGCTAACACCTGTTTCAACAATGTTACCCTGATGGGCATGCATATCGACTGTCCATGCGTGATTAGATAACTCTAACTTCTGACGTATTGCGTCTGCCGCATTATAAAGATTAGCGACCGTTTCGTCTGCGTGTGCGGCTTGACCTAAAACGCTCAGAAACACTGCGGCTATCAGTAGCTTTTTCAACATCATCTAATTCCTTACCTATTCTTAATAAATTATCCCAGAACTTTTTGTCCTTGCGGTATCCTACCACAAAACTCTTTGGATCGCCACGCATCATTTCAAATGCCTCACGACCTACTAATAGCTTACCCTTGTCAACGTCCATTACGGGGCATGGTGTATTCGCTAATGCCATTGCCTTGAACACTTCCGCATTGCCACACATAACGGATATACCTGAGACTTGTAATCCCATGCCGCCTATCTGCTGTGGCGTACCAATTAATCGGGCATCCTTGCGTCTGTTGCACTCATCGTCTTGCTCCATACCGCCAAAGCTAAAACCAAAGAGACTTACTTGTATGCCGCCTGTTTTAGGTATTAAGCAGCTATCCTGACCGCCACCGCCTATAACTGTTGGGGATATTGCGGAAGGTGGTGGCTGAGATCCTGGGCTACTTCCTGCGCCATTATAATTGATGGTTTCTTGTGTGTTATTGCTGTCAACCGTGGCATCACTAATATTCGTATTAGTATTAAGATCGCCTGTCACATCTTGCGCTACTGCGTCTGACAATCCAAGACAGATTGATATTCCGACAACCCACAGAGCAGTTCGACTGCCGCATTTTTTTCGCCAATAAGATAAAGCGTTTGAGCGTTGAGGTTGGTCTGACATCGTAAATCTTTTTCTGGGCAGTATTGTGTGTAACTCGTATTCGCGCACCCACCTAGTAACAATAAAATTATGGTCTTGTAAGTAATGACAGCATACCATCAATTAAGAATCCAAAGACCGTACCAACTAATAAAAGAATTGCACCTGCGCCTCGCCACTTATTCATACTCTCAGTAAGTGCCTTAACGTCTTGTCGTATCTCATCTGTTGATTTTTGCATTGCCTCAACCTGAGCCTCAAGTCTGCCGATCTGTTGGTTTAAGTCTTCTGACATTTTAATATGTGCCTTCCCATACTCGGAATGCCGCATTGTCTGGATCGGCTAACTCACGGGCAACTACTTCCTTCATGGCGTGACTGTCACTTGCCTTTACGCCCCACTTCTTAGCCCACTCAGCCCAAATTTTCATCGGGATCATTCCTACTAATTTACTTTCGCCAAAGTCTGTCATTCCTGCGGAACGCATTGTCTTGGCTTTCTCTAAGACGGGATTGTAGTCGTGAGTTTCCTCAACAATAATCTTATCGTCTTGCTCATCGTAATGTATTTTTTCATTGATTTTCATTTTAATCTCCTAAGTAAAAAAAAGGTTGGGGGATAGCCGTAGCCACCCCCCAATATTATTATGAAGTTGTGTTATCGAAGATACCGCCAGATGCCTTTTCATTGCGACATACTAGTGTAAGTTCAGTAACAACTTGACGCTTCTCAGAGTCGCCTGATTTACCAAGTGCCTCGTTCTTAGTAGGACGAAGTACCGCAGTAGCCCAGTGATCGTCTTGCATGATGAAAATGTCACGAGAGCGATTTTCTCTGGTTGGCTTGAACTCGACAGTTCCCCACGGTGTTACATATACTGACATATGCTTTACCACAGACTCGTCTTCTGACTTAACTGTTGAGCGTTGGTTGTTATTACCTACGAAGCCAAGTGCCTTATTCATTTGGAAGGCTGAAAGATAAACGCTGTCAGGCTTTCCACCATTTTCCCAAATTGACTGCATAACAGTGTCAAACTTGTCTTGGTCAAAGGCAGTTAGTGCAGTTGTCTCGTCTGTACGAGCGTCTGTACCGTCACCAGTTGCGTCTGCGCCTT